CAACCATGCTGGCCGCGCAGCGCAGTGGTCGCCAGTGCCGCCTGGTGGAGATCGCGCCGCAGTACGTGGACGTGGCCGTCATTCGCTTCCAGCAAAACTTCCCCGATGTGCCGGTGAGTCTTGCAGCGACCGGCCAGACCTTCAAGGCGGTCGCAGCAGAGCGACGTGCGCCAGCAACCCCAACAATTGATTTTGCAGAGGAAAATTCATGACCGTATCCTGGCTGGCCAACAAAATCGAGCAATGGCCAACCGCCAAACTCTTACCCTACGCTCGCAACTCGCGTACACACTCGCAGGATCAAGTGGCGCAGGTCGCTGCTTCGATTGTTGAATTTGGCTTTACAAACCCTTGTCTGATCGGCAGCGATGGCATCCTCGTGGCAGGTCACTGTAGGCTCGCTGCGGCGCAAAAGCTCGGTCTTGAGACTGTCCCGGTGGTGGTGTTGGAGCATTTGACATCTACTCAACGCCGGGCACTGGTGATCGCTGATAACCGTACCGCAGAGTTGGCTGGTTGGGACGATGCGATGCTGCGGGTGGAACTTGATGCCCTGCGCGATGATGACTTCGATTTGTCGCTGACCGGCTTTGATGCCGATGCACTGGCCGACCTGTTTGAGGGCGACGAAGGCGACGTGGGCCAAACCGGTGACGATGAGGTGCCCGAGTCGCAAGAGACTGTGATCTCGCGCCCAGGCGACGTGTGGCTGCTCGGTGGCCACCGTGTGCTGTGTGGCGATGCCACCGATGCTGCCAGCTACGACGTGTTGCTGCAAGGCAAAGAAGTGGACATGACGGTGACCGACCCGCCGTACAACGTCAACTATGCCAACAGCGCCAAGGACAAGATGCGCGGTAAAGACCGTGCCATCCTCAATGACAACCTGGGCGACGGGTTTTACGACTTCCTGCTGGCAGCACTCACACCCATCATGGCCAACTGCACCGGCGCGGTCTACGTGGCCATGTCGTCCAGTGAACTCGACGTGCTGCAAGCAGCGTTTCGCGAAGCCGGTGGCAAGTGGTCGACTTTCATCATCTGGGCAAAGAACACCTTCACCATGGGGCGCTCGGACTACCAGCGCCAGTACGAACCCATTCTGTACGGCTGGCCCGAAGGCGGCAAGCACCACTGGTGCGGCGACCGCGACCAGAGCGATGTGTGGCAGATCAAAAAGCCCCACAAGAACGATTTGCATCCTTGCCTGTGCCCTGGCTCAGAGGTTCTGACGGAGAACGGTTGGCGAATCATCGAATCGCTGCTCGCCGGTGAGCGCGTCCTGACAGCCGACGGCATGTTTCGCCCGGTCGAATTCGTATCGAATCATTTCGTCCAAACGAGCGTCTTTCGGCTTTTCGTCATGGGTATCGATAGCGCAGTCGATGCCACCGGCAACCACCCCTTTCTCGTTCTGCGTGACGGCAGTTTGGCCTGGATCGAGGCTTCACAAATCATTCAGGGAGACGAGATATGCTCACCAGCAAAGGCTATATCAGAAACTGGTACGGCGGTCGACTGCGAATGGAACACGACATCATATGGGAACGAACCTTTGGCGCCATCCCAGACGGGTATTGCGTCCATCACGTCGACCACAACAAGCAAAACAATCACCTTTCAAACCTGCAACTTGTCACCCACCTTGAGCACAAGCGGATTCACTCCGGTTGCGAGTTACGCGATGGCGTTTGGTGGAAGCACTGCAGTGCCTGCGGGACACTTAAACCGATCACTCCCGAACACTGGTATTTCAGTGCAAGAGGCCATCCCTACGGATGGGGCTGCCGACCCTGTCATGTCAAAAAAGTCGTACAGCTTCGTTCTGCGAAGCGTCAACGCAATCAAGCTGATAAATTACTCGGGGCTGGTATGGAATTTGTCGGTAAAGGACAGCCCTACGTTTCAAACGCGCATTGGCATGTCGCACAACACCATGAAGCCAGTCGAACTGGTAGAGCGCGCCATTCGCAACTCCAGCAAACCCGGTGACGTGGTGCTCGATCCCTTTGGCGGATCCGGCACGACCCTGATAGCAGCTGAAAAGTCAGGCCGCACGGCGCGCCTGACGGAACTCGATCCGAAGTATGTCGACGTGATTGTCCGGCGCTGGCAAGACTGGACCGGAAAACTTGCCAGTCGAGAATGCGATGGCGTTGGCTTCAACGATTTGGCCGGAGTTGTCGTTGGTGAAACTGGCGACGACGGCCAGGAAGATCAGGGTCACTCATGATGCAGTCGCGCTGGATGTCCCTGGTGGAGTCGGTGGTCAACGTGCTGGTGGGCTACATCGTGGCGGTGACCACTCAGTATTTGGTGTTCCCGCTGTTTGGGTTGCATGCGACCTTGTCGCAGAACCTGGTAATCGGATTGATCTTTACGGGTGTGTCGCTGGTGCGCAGTTACTTGCTGCGCCGGGCGTTTGAGGCCCGGCGTGTGCGTCAGGCAAAAAGCTCGTCGTCGATGGCGGCTTGCACCACAAACCCGGTCAAGTAAGCCATGCCGCGAGGGATGCCGTATTCGTTTGAGGTGATGCGACTGATTTTCCATTTCATCCAGCGATTGGTTGCTTGGCCAATGGCATCGGCCATGTCGCTGCCAGCAACAAGCCAGTCTTGAACTTCGTCTGCGAAGTGTCGGCCAAAGCGGCTGTCCAGGAAGGCGCGTACCTGTTCAGGTTCGCACCCGGTGGCTGCGGCAATTTCTGTGGATGCGATGGGCCAGGCGGCGCTGGCGTGCTCGTTCATGGTGCCCCAAAAACCAAACCCTTCGTTCTGGGTTGGAAGGATTTGCGTTGCGTTGCTCATTTCGATTTCCGTTTGGTGTGTTGCGATGCTTGTAGTAACGCGCTTCTTTGTTGTGAAGCCAAGTCAATTCTGATCATTTTTGATTCTTTTTGAAGGGGCCAGTTTCCTGGCCCGGTAGGTATCAGCTTCATTTCGACCAATCGGAATGGGATTCAATCTTGACCCAATCGTGTGGTTGCTTTTCCAGCTTTTCCTTAAAGTCCATCGCATCGCAAACATCGTCGCAGGTCAGTAAAAACTCGTCGTTGATAAAAATTTGGTAACCGATGGTACGTTTGGAGATGAGTTCTTCGTTGGTGGAGACCCGTTTGACTTTGACTTGGTTCATGATTTTCCTTTCGGGGTTGTTGTTGCGACACCCGTAGTAACGCGCTGTTCGATTGAGAAGCCAAGTCAATTTGGCTTCTTTCCGAATCAATTTTTTAGGCTGCTGCCCGGTAGGTGCGCACGCCGCCTTGTGCTTTGTCTGATGTGATGGTCATGCCCAGTTTCTTTTTGAAAGCTCCGGCAAAGGTGCCGCGCACGGTATGGGCTTGCCAGCCAGTTACCTCGCAAATCTGGGCGATGGTGGCACCCTCGGTGCGCTGGAGCATGCCGATGATGGTTGCCTGCTTGCTGTTTTCGCGGGTGCGGATGACCTTCGCAACGGGCTGCTCGGCTGGCGCTGCGGCCGACAAGGGCTGGCCCTGTGTCGCGTCGATTTCAGTTGCTGGTGCATCAGTGCCAGCCAGGCGTTCGTCGCATCCTGTGGCGTTGTCGTGCAGGTCAATTTCGGTTTCGTTGGCGACGTCGCCTGGTTCGGCTTGGGCTGCTGGCGCTGACTCGTTGGTATCCACGTTGTCATGATCAGCATCGTTGGTGTCCACACCTTGCGTCCACGAGGCCTCAGCCTGCGCCACGGCTGCGTCAAGTTCTGGGTCTGGTGCGATGCTGCAAGCAGTGGGTTTGGCGCAGCCCAGCACGTCGTAGCCCTCGGCGGCGACAAAGTGGTCGACACCGTTGCTTGTGATCAGTGCGCGGTTGAAAAGTCCTTGCAACACTTTCTGGCGTGCGCCGCCTTTGATGTTTTCTGGAAACCAGTCGATGCGTCCTTCTGTGTGGTCGATGGCATGGGTCAGCATGGCGTGCTGGGTGGCAGTCAATGTAATGGTGCTCATTTGAGGTTCCTTTTTGATGGTTAATTAAGACGATGTGATGAACGCGCTGTTTGCATAAGAAGCCAAGCTTTTTCTTCTTAGCTTGTCGTGATCTTTTTATGTGTTGGCAATCTCCGACTCAGTCGGCTTTGGCATGGTTGCACCCACTTCGACGCCCGCTTTAAAAGCTGCTTCCAGGGCATCCCGTACCGCCCAGACTGCGACGTCATGGAAGTCAAGGCTGTCTGCGTTGCGCGTTTCCAGCGTCTCGATAAAGAGGTGTTTTTGGGCAATCAGGGTAAAAATCTGGTCGATGGTGCTTTTCATTTCTAACTCCGTTTGGTTGGTTGCGATGCTTGTAGTAAGACGCTGTGTGCTTCAGAAGCCAAGTCAGTTCGCATCTTTTTTTTCAATCTTTTTTAACTTTGATTGGCTTCAAACCAACACCCCACCAGAGATGCAAATTTGCATCTCTGCCTGACGCATCACTTTTGAAATGAAAAGAACACAACACACCCATGGGACTATCGATTCGCGCCTATGCCCGCCATCGCGGGGTCACCGACACCGCCGTCCACAAGGCCATCCGTAGCGGGCGCATTGAAGCGCTCGCTGACGGCACGATTGATCCGGATCAGGCCGACGCACAGTGGGCGCGCAACACCAGTGCGCCCAAGACAGGCACGCAACGACCCGCCGTCAAGGTCAAAGTGCCGGAGGTCGATGGCGAGGGTGGTGGTGACAGAGTTGGTGCGGGCGCTGCAACCAACACTGGTTCTGGCGGTGGTGGAGGTGTGGGCGGTGCCGGTGGCACCTCGCTGCTGCAAGCCCGAACCGTCAACGAGGTGGTCAAGGCGCAGACCAACAAGGTGCGTCTGGCCAGACTCAAAGGCGAACTCATTGATCGGCCGCAGGCCATCGCCCATGTGTTCAAGCTGGCGCGAAGCGAACGTGATGCGTGGCTGAACTGGCCCGCCCGGGTTTCTGCACAGATGGCCGCCAAATTGGAATTGGATGCGCACACCATGCACGTGGCGCTGGAGAACGCGGTGCGTGAGCACTTGCAGGAATTGGGCAATTTACAGGCAAGCGTTGACTGATGAGCACTCAAATCGATACCGATCATTACGATGGCGCAACAGAGATTGAGCGAGCCTGGCGCGACGGTCTGACCCCAGACCCACTGCTGTCGGTGTCAGAGTGGTCAGATCAGCACCGTATGCTCTCCAGCAAGGCATCAGCAGAGCCCGGACGCTGGCGCACCAGCCGCACGCCGTACCTGAAGGAAATCATGGATTGCCTCTCACCCAACTCGCCAGTGGAGCGGGTGGTGTTCATGAAGGCGGCACAGGTCGGCGCGACTGAATGTGGGTCCTGCTGGATAGGCTATGTGATCCACCATGCGCCCGGGCCGATGATGGCAGTCTGGCCAACGGTGGACATGGCCAAGCGAAATTCCAAGCAGCGCATTGACCCCTTGATCGAGGAGTCGGCCGCCCTGCGTGAATTGATATCACCAGCCCGGTCACGGGATTCCGGCAACACTATCCTGGCCAAAGAGTTCCGGGGTGGCGTGCTGGTGATGACTGGAGCCAACAGCGCGGTGGGTTTGCGCTCCATGCCGGTGCGCTATTTGTTCCTGGACGAGGTCGACGGTTATCCGCTGGACGTGGAAGGCGAAGGTGATGCGATTTCCCTGGCCGAAGCACGCACGCGCACCTTCACCCGGCGCAAGATATTTATCGTGTCGACCCCGACCATCTCGGGTGTTTCGGCCATTGAGCGTGAATATGAGGCATCCGATCAGCGCCGCTACTTTGTGCCCTGTCCACACTGCGATCACCGCCAGTGGCTGCGCTTTGAGCAACTGCGCTGGGAAAAAGCCAAACCAGAAACTGCAGCCTACCTGTGCGAGTCCTGTGAACAGCCCATTGCTGAACACCACAAGACGCGCATGTTGGAGTTGGGCCAATGGCGCAGCATGATCGATCAAGAGTCTGCAAAGAGCAGCAAAGGTCGCAAGAAGACGGCTGGTTTTCACCTCTCCAGCCTTTACAGCCCGGTCGGCTGGCGTAGCTGGCGCGATGTTGCAGCCGCTTGGGAGAGTGCAGTCAGCAAGGAATCAGGTTCCCCCGCAGCTATTAAGACCTTCAAAAATACCGAATTGGGTGAGACCTGGCTCGAAGAAGGCGAGGCACCGGACTGGCAGCGATTGGTGGAGCGACGCGAAGATTATCGAATCGGCAGCGTTGCCCTGGGTGGCTTGCTGTTGGTGGCCGGTGCGGACGTGCAGAAAGACCGGATTGAAGTGTCGATCTGGGCATTTGGTCGGGGCAAGGAGTCCTGGCTGGTGGAACACCGGGTCATCATGGGCGATACCGCCCGCGACGCTGTGTGGAAACGCTTGTCAGAGTTGCTGGCCGAGCGCTGGACGCACGCCAGTGGTGTGTTGATGCCATTGACCAGGCTGGCGCTGGACACAGGCTTTGCCACCCAGGAGACCTATGCGTTCGCCCGCAGTTGCCACGACCCGCGACTCATGCCGGTCAAAGGAGTGCGCAGCGGTGCGATGGGTGGCGCAGCGTTGATTGGCACGCCTACGGCGGTTGATGTAACCCAGGGTGGCAAGAAGCTGCGCCGAGGCATCAAGCTGTATTCGGTGGCGGTGGGCATGGCCAAGATGGAGCTTTACAACAACCTGCGCAAAGCAGCAGATGTGGGCTCTGACGGCAGTACACCGCTTTACCCGGCCGGATTTGTTCATTTGCCCAAGGTGGACGCCGAATATGTGCAGCAGTTGTGCGCCGAGAGTTTGATCACCCGCCACGACCGAAACGGCTTTGCCCACCGCGAGTGGCAAAAGATGCGCGAGCGCAACGAAGCGCTGGACTGCTATGTGTACGCCCGGGCGGCAGCGTCGAGTGTCGGTCTGGACCGCTTCGAGGAGCGCCACTGGCGCGAGTTAGAAAAACAACTTGGGCTGGCGCGACCGCCCGACCCAGGGATGAATGTCACCCCATCAGATTTGTCCACAGATGCCATTGATGCCAGCCCAACCGAACAAGGTCGCGCTGGCATCAGTGTTTCTGGACAGCCCAAATTCAGTCGCCGCGTGATTCGTAGTCCCTGGCTTAAACGCTAGGGGCTGTGGTCACTTGTTGGCTGTCTAACCCTGGCACTTCGGTGCCATTTTTTATTTCTCTTTCCACTTTTTTGGAGTTTTCCCCATGAGTTTGCAAACACGTCTTGAATCCCTGGTTCTACGCCTTGCCGCCGAGTTCAAGACCATTTACGGTCAGGTCGGCACGCTGTCCAACCTCTCCACCACTGACAAAACCAACCTGGTCAGTTCCATCAACGAGCTGCGCACCCAGATTTCTACGTTGGCTGGCGTCACCCTCATTGACGATGTCAATGCTGCAGGCACTGCCACCACGTTTTCTGCATCGAAGATCACCACCTTGCTTGATGCCCTCAAGGCAGATTTGCTGGGCGGCGCTGATGCGGCGTTTGACACGCTCAAGGAGCTTCAAACTGCCATTTTGAGCGACCAGACTGGCATCAATGCGTTGCTCACAGCGGTGAATGCCCGAGTCCGCTTTGATGCGGCGCAGGCCCTCACTGCCGTTGAGCAAGATCAGGCGCGCCAGAACATTGGTGCGGTCTCCGCGCTGGACATTGGCAACTTTGACACCGACTTTGTGGCCGCGTTCGAAGCTGCCCTGGTGGCCTAAGCAGTTCACTCTGACTGATTGACCATGAATCTGGCCCAACACGTCACCGAACTGGCGCAGCGCCTTGCCCTGGAACTCAAGACCCGCATCACCGCCGATCACCCAGGGGTTGCCAAAGCCTGGGTGTGCTTTGGTGTCAGTGGCTCTGGCGAGCAGGCATCGGTGCTTGTTCGGGCTGGGTTCAATGTTCAAAGTGTCACCCGTACCAGCACTGGCCGGTTTCGGGTGACGTTTATCTCGCCGATGAGGGACGCCAACTACTGCTGGCAGGCCTTTGCACGCAATGCAGGTCAACAAAAAACCATGAAGTACGCCGCAGCCCGGGTGCTCGCTGAGAGCAAGACGGCTGACTTTGTCGAAGTCATCTGCGCCACCGCCAGCGGCACCTTGTCTGACACCACCGAGATCAATCTGACCGTCTGGCGCTAAGGCCCGAACAGAAAAACCACCATGTCCTTCTCACAAACCCAACTCGAAGCCCTGCAAACCGCACTCACTCAAGGGGAGCGTCGTGTCTCCTTTGGCGACAAGACGGTCGAATACCGCTCCGTTGACGAACTACGCCAAGCCATTCGTGAGGTCAAACGAGGTCTGTCTGAGCAGGCTGCATCCACTGGCATGTGGCCTGGCGCGCCGCGCCAGATTCGCGTGACCACATCCAAGGGCTTCTGATGGCTTGGAATACATCACGTACGCCAGCGAGCTGGCTCGGAAAAATCCGCAGCCTGTTTGGCCAGATGGGTCAGGGGCCGGTTCATGAGGCAGCAGGCCGTGGCAGACGCGCACAGGCATGGATGCCCGGCAACCCGGGCGCTGTGTCGGCGCTCTTGGCCACCAATTCCGAATTGCGCACCAAAAGCCGCGATCTGGTGCGACGCAACGCCTGGGCGCAATCTGGCATCGAGGCCTTTGTGGCCAATGCGGTCGGCACCGGCATCAAGCCACAAAGTCTGGCCGGTGACGACACGTTCAAGGCTGCAGTGCAGACACTGTGGCGCGACTGGGTGGAGGAAGCCGATGCGGCAGGCCAGACTGACTTTTATGGTTTGCAAGCATTGGCTTGTCGGGCCATGTTGGAGGGCGGTGAGTGCCTGATCCGACTGCGGCCGCGCCGACCTGAAGATGGTCTGAGTGTGCCGCTGCAACTTCAGTTGATCGAGCCAGAACATTTGCCACTGAATCACAACATCGATCTTGATTCAGGAAACGTTGTCCGCTCGGGCATCGAATTTGATGGGGTTGGCAGGCGCGTGGCGTACCACTTGTACCGATCTCACCCAGAGGACGGCAGGCTCGCACCCATGTCCGGCCAGGGTGGCTTGGAGACGGTGCGCATCGATGCCAGTGAAATCATCCACCTGTATAAGGTGCTCCGCCCGGGGCAGATTCGGGGCGAGCCGTGGCTCTCACGCGCGCTGGTCAAGCTCAATGAACTCGACCAGTACGACGATGCGGAACTGGTGCGCAAGAAGACCGCCGCCATGTTCGCAGGCTTTGTCACCCGCCAAAGCGTGGAGGACAACCTGCTGGGCGAAGGTTTGCCGGATGGCAACGGTGTGTCGCTGGCTGGTCTTGAGCCCGGCACCATGCAGATACTGGAGCCCGGAGAAGACATCAAGTTCTCTGACCCGGCCGATGTGGGTGGCTCCTACGGTGAATTCCTGCGCGCCCAGTTTCGGGCAGTGGCAGCGGCCATTGGTATCACTTATGAACAACTGACTGGCGACCTCTCTGGCGTGAACTATTCCAGCATTCGCGCCGGGATGCTTGAGTTCCGCAGGCGATGCGAGATGGTGCAGCACGGCGTGCTGGTTCATCAGATGTGTCGCCCGGTGTGGGCTGCATGGATGAAGCAGGCCGTGCTCAGCGGTGCCTTGACAGCGCCGGGTTTTGCCCGGGGTGGCAACGCCAAGCGCAGGCAATACCTCGCTGCCAAGTGGATTCCGCAGGGCTGGCAGTGGGTTGACCCTGAGAAAGAGTTCAAAGCCATGTTGCTGGCGATTCGCTCGGGGCTGATGAGTCGGTCTGAGGCGATTTCGGCTTTTGGCTATGACGCAGAGGACGTCGACCGGGAAATCGCTGCTGACAACCAGCGCGCCGATGACCTGGGTCTGATTTTTGACTCCGACCCCCGGCGTACCTCCAAAGACGGTGGCAGCGCAGAGCCCAACAAGCATGCAGCTCAAGCCGCCGACACCCAAGCCAGCGATCCCGTCACCACTTACACGTAGAGGATTTCCATGAACCTGTTACCGCATTTGGCGGCACGCCTGTTTGGTGCGCCGTTGCTCATCCATCGCCCAAAACTCGATGTCATCCTGTCCGTGCTGGGCTCGCGCGTCGGACTGCCCGACTTGTCGGCATCAACCGGGTTTGCACCACCTGATCGCAATGCTGCCCAATCTGATACCAGCCCTGGTCAGTCTGGCATTGCCGTGATTCCCATTTATGGCACGCTGGTGCGGCGCACCCAGGGGCTTGAAACACAGTCTGGGCTGACCAGTTACGCCGGAATTGCCCAATCGCTGGAAGCGGCGCTGGCCAACCCGAGCGTTGCTGCCATCCTGCTCGACATTGACTCACCCGGTGGCGAATCCTCTGGCGTGTTCGATCTGGCCGACCGCATTCGCGCAGCCACGGCCATCAAACCGGTCTGGGCGGTTGCCAACGACATGGCGTTTTCCGCCGCCTATGCGCTGGGCAGTGCCGCCAGTCGTTTGATCGTCTCGCGCACCGGTGGTGTGGGCTCCATTGGTGTGATTGCGATGCACGTTGACCAGTCGGTCAAAGACCAGCAAGACGGCATTGCCTACACCGCCGTGTTTGCCGGTGATCGAAAAAACGATCTCAACCCGCACGCACCCATCTCGGGTGAAGCACACAGCTTTTTGCAAGGTGAGGTCAACCGCATTTATGACCTGTTTGCCACGACGGTGGCCAAACACCGGGGCATGGGCGTGAACACCATCAAAAGCACCCAAGCCGCCCTGTTCTTTGGCGCAGACGCGGTTGCTTCTGGTCTGGCTGATGACGTGGGAACGCTCGATGACGCGCTCAAACAGATCAATTCCATGCTGACCCCACCAGTTCCCTCGCTCTCCCGACTGCTTGCCAGTCAAACCCTCCCTGAAACCTCACCTGAAAAGGAAATTCCCATGACGCAATCCGTCCAACCCACTCCTGTGCTCGCCCAAACTGGTATCAATACCACCACATCGGCCGCCACGTCGGCCACCACATCACCCGCCAATTCAGTATTTGAAGTCTCTGATGCGATTGAAGTCGCGCAAAGCTGCACCCTGGCTGGCCGAACTGACCTGATCGCTGGCTTTCTGGAGGCCAAAGTGGCACCCAGTCAGGTGCGCAGCCAGTTGCTCACGGCCATGGCGCAGCAATCGCTTGAGATCGTCAGCCGCATTGACCCGAATGCTGCACACCGCCAGGAAATGGCGGCAACTAACCCTGCTTCGCCTGATAACCCGCTGATTGCCGCCGTCAAAGCCCGAATCGGTGCTCGCTAAATCCCACCTGACCCCCTC